TTCTCGATCTTGATGACTATTTCCCTAAGCCTATCGGTTACTTTATTTACGTCGAGTCCGAACTCGAAACCGGCCGTCGATCGTTGTGATACTTCTGTGGTCATTATGTCCTCCTAAAGAAAAAGGCGACACCCGTTAGGATGCCGCCTTCCCCATGATGAACTCAGTCCATCCTAGTTTGAGCAGCGCTCAATCGTCTTCGAGCAAGTCGTTTTCCTCGAGCGCCTCGACGACCGCGGCCACCTTCTTCGGCAGCTTCTTGATCTTGTCGAGATCCACGTCGAGGTCGTTGTCGTCGATCACGGTCTGGAGTTCGTCCTCGTCCATGTCTTCGATGTCGTCCTTGTCGTACTTCTTCTTCGACTTGGACTTCCCCTTGTCCTTGGACTTCTTACCGTCGTCCTTGTCCTTCGACTTGCCCTTGTCCTTCGACTTGTCCTTCTTGGACTTCTCTTCGGGTTCGTCCTTGGACTTCTTTCCCTTATCCTTGCCCTTGTCCTTCGACTTCTTCCCCCTGTCGGCGTCGTCATCGTCCTTGGACTTCTTGCCCTTGGACTTCGACTTCTTGTCGTCGCCTTCGTAGTCGTCCATCGACGTGAAGTCGGTCATCTTGTACTGCCGCTTGCCGTTGTAAGTGTCCGGCGTGAAGACACCGACGACCTCCAGATCTACCAGTTCCGAGAGATCGATGTCCATCTCCTCCTCGGGAACCTCGACGCCCATCGCGGTGAGCAACGCGTGGAGTTTCCACAGGCTGTTCTCCTGGAGCGGGCAATAGAACCAGGCCTTGGCGCCCTCGAACTCGCCGGCGGTCACCTCGAAGGTGAACTCGATCTGCTCGTTGCCGGCACTCGATTTGCCCGAGACCGCCTCGATGCACTTCAGCGGATAGTCGCCTTCCTTGTTGATGCGAGTCTTGCTCTCGACATCCTTGAAGTTGACTTTTACCGAACCGCTTTTCTTTGCTGCACGACGTGCCATACTATTCTCGTCCTTTCACTATCTTACGTAACTTCCGGAAGTCGGGATCTTCGATGAAATCAGGAGCCTCGATCCCCTTGGGCTTCCTGATCTTTGTCGTGTAGACCTCATTCGGGCCCACCCGCAAACAATAAATCTTCTTTATTTCTTTGGTCGTCTTCTTCGTCTTCTCATCTTTGATCTTGGTGACCTTGATGCGAATGAAGGTGTTGCCAACGATGTTGACGCTGGCGCATAGGTCCTTGTTGACTGAAGGCATTAACCTTGTCCCGACCTCGGGAGCAAGTTGATCCATGCCGTCGTCTTCTTCGTCACCCGCGTTGAATACCCGATCCTGTGCGATGAAGACGATATTCACATCTTCCAAGGCACGAAAGTCCATGATGACCTTGATGAGCTCGCCGGCAATATGTCCCCAGTGTTGGCGTGTCAGCGTCCCGAAGTCTCCGGGCTTCTTGCCCTTCAACTTGACCTTTTGCTTCTCGACAAGCTCACGAACTAGGATACCCTGAAGCTGCGTCATCGTATCGAGGACGACAGTCTTGTAGGGTAACTTGCCTTTACTCGCTCGTTTGTGCAGCCAGAGGAGTTGCTCGAGAAGATCGTCGCTGGTCGTGATGTCCACCGCATCGATACCTTCGACATCGCTGATCGACTCTTCGCCGTTGTCGTTGATGTTGAGGTAGAGCATCGGCTTCGGGTAAGTCGCAGCGAGTGTCGTTTTCCCGGTACCCGATTTGCCGTAGAACGCCGAGTCCATCTTACGTTGAATGTCGGCTACCGGCTTTGACCGAGGTGCGCGGTCCTCTTTGCGAATTGTGGTCGCCATGTTTCAGTGATCCTTCGGGGTAGATTAACGTTATATCACCGCGGGTCGGTGAACGCAACACTTTAATCCTCGGTTTGGTCGCGATCAGTCGATTTATGGCTCAAATCTTCGCTCTGGTAATCGCGTTTCATTAACCACTCGATGTCTGATCCGGTCGCCTCGGCCTTGCACAGTTCTCGGTAGTCGCAACTGTTGCATTGGAAACCTATGTTCTGGTCTTTCTTTTTACCGAAGTTGTCCTGGATCTCTTTGGCGGTATCAACAAAGTCGTCCCAGATATTATCCACGATCCGAGGCTTGATCGGACTGTAGAGTCGGATGAACCTGTTCTTCCGGTTTGTTTCAGCATCCGTCAGCATCTTCTTGAAGTCGGCCTTCTTGTGACCTTCCTGCTCGATCCATGCACGAACTCGGGTCGGCAGCGTATCAATGCGAGCCTGGGAGATGCGCCCTGTGGCGGTAAGTTCACCGGGAACGTTGCATGGCTTACTACTGATGTAATCCCACAGGATCCCGTCAATCGAGGGAAAGCCCATCTCTTCTAGTGCGCGGAAATAAACCGCGGCCTGAACTGAGCGCCAACGGTCGCTTTCGCTGGGCATCCGACTGAACGTCTTATGCTCGATGAGCCACTTCATCTTCTTCGACTTAGCGATCATATCGATCTTGCCGGTGAACCATAGACCTTCACCAAGTTCGATCCGAAACTCATGCTCTGATGCTCGGCCCTTGTGTTCTATCGGTTTGAGCGTTCCCTCCCAATAGTCGAAGTAGTCTTCCATAATGAAACCGATGTCGGCAAGAATGTTACCATACATCTCACGTTCCTTGCGGAACATGGGACCTAGGTTCTTCTCATACTCCTTGAGTACCTTTCGCCACTTCTTGCCTTCAGCCTGTGCCTCGACAACTTCGTGAACGATGCCGCCGAACATCAGCGGGCGGCTGCGTTTCTTCTTTTGGATCCCAAGCACAAACTTGTTATGGAATGCACGACGGCAATTTCGCCAAGTCTTTACCTTCGACTGACTGATGTTGATCTGGCCGTCAGACGTTAGAACAGTTGAGTGGTCATGGCCCGGTGCTTGATTGTGACCTATGCCGGCGCGTGCTGCCGCGATCTCCGTTGGGTTTTGTCGTGTTTGGGCTTCTTTTGCTTTGCGATCTCTTCTGCGATCTTTAACTGTTCTTCCAGCCATTTGCTCAATCCTTTTCCTTGTGACCATGCCCCGATCTTAGCTTCGGCTTCAATCGGTACACTCAATTCAATCTCAAAGTCTTCGAGTAACGAGGGATGACTCATGATCTCCAATCCTCGTTTATACACATACTCGACCATATCGTTGCGAACCTCGATCAGCACAGCGTCATGAACTGTGCCGACAAGCCTGAACCAATTCCTGCTGAACTCCTCACGCATCTGAAGGGCGGCCATCAAGTTCAACTCATTGGCGAATGACTGTACTGGGCTGTTAATCGCTTGCCGTTGAGCTTCTCTGCGTTCAGGAGTGTCACGACCCCCTTGTGCAGCCGGTAGTCTACGTTTTCTACCAGACAGGCTCCGGACGTATCCATTAATCTGGGCAAACCTACGTTGCTTATCGTGCCATTTAGGAAAGGCAGGATAGAGCTCGAAGAAAGCTTCTCGAGACGCCTGTGCTTCATCATCGCTAACGTCCACTCCGTAGTTGTCGCGGGCATACATCTTGAACTTCTTCCACCACATGCCGTAGAGGTAGCCGAAGTTGATTGCCTTTGCTTTCTTGCGGGTTTCACCCCAGTTGATGAAGGCTTCTTTGAGATCCTGAGTCTCCTTCCACTCGTCAACAACTCGCTTGGCTTCATCACCGCCGATGCCAAGGATATACTCGATGGCATCACTGTAATTCATTTTCTCGCCGCTGTGCAACTTAGCGGTTTTGATTACTTCCTTTCGATAGGCGGCACCACGTTCAATTTCGCGAATTGCAGTTTGCCAATGAGGGTCGCCCCCTTCATTGAAGACTCGCAACAGATTGTGCTCATCAGCGAGCTCAGCGGCAATCCGGAGCTCGATCTGCGAGAGATCCATCTCGATGAGGGTCCAACCGAGCGCCGCCGATATAAGAGATCTGATGCGAGGATCGCGAGGAACTTGCTGGAGGTTTGGATGCTCACAGGAAAGTCGGCCTGTAACAGTTCCATGAAGTTTGAAGACCGGATGCAGTCTTCCGGCAACGTCAATGTAAGGTCTCCAACCTTCAATGAAAGCAGAGAGTTGTTTCTGAGCTGCTCTAACTCGGAGAAGGTCACCGACCATGGGATGGTCAATTCGAAGTAAGACGCTTTCACTAACACTGTTCTTGCCTCCCTTCGTTTTATCGACGGGCTTGATCTTTAGGACGTTAAAGAGCAGGTCGCCTAGCTGATCGGCGCTGCCCCAGTTAATCTTCCCAGTCTTCTTATCGACCAGCTTTGCTTTACCGGCCCACTTCTCCAGTTTACCCAACGCGTCGGCGAGCTCTTCCCGAAGGTATGCTTCAGCCTCATCCATCTTATCCAGATGAATGAATACGCCTTGGTACTCAGCCTCAATGAACAGCTTGATACAGGGAACCATGATGAGATCATGGACTCGCTTGACATCGTGGTCTTCATCGAGACCGTCCTTCAACGGCTTACGCAAAGCACGAGTGTAATAGACGTCGTGCGCCGCGTATTTAGCGTTCTTCGGAGACCACTCAGTTTTGTCCTTACCCCCGATATCCCAGTCCGCCGCGCCCAGCATCATCTGTGCAAGATACTTCAGGCCGTGAAAATCATTCTCGTCGAGCAGGAAGTGCGCGAGCATCGTGTCGAATGCCACAGTCCACTTGACACCAAACCTGACAAGCATCCACAGGCAATCGAACTTGCCATTGTGGAAAATCATCTTGCAGTATTTGCGGATACGGATCGTCGTTAGGCGAACGATCTCTTTCAAATCCTTCGGCGACCAGATCCCCGCAGTCTCCATGGGAACAACCCATTGTCGCTTCTTGCAGCCGAACTGCATGGCGACGACGCGCGGTAGGTTATTCGATCCGTGAGTGCCCTTGTGCTGTGCGAGCAGTTCCTTCGAAGCACGACCTGACTCGATCAACTCATCCTGCATCGTGGTAAACGGATAGAGTCGCGAGGTTTCAAGGTCGGCGGATACCCAACCCGACAGGTCCTTGAGCATCGCTTTCACCTTGGGCCAGGTGTCTACGATGTGATAGTCTAGTTCACGTTCTTCGGGAATACCCCCGAAGTCAACGCATTCCCTTAGTCTCTGTATATCGCCCTGGATGACATCGATCCATTTCTCGTCATGGAGAGCGATGTTCGGGTGTAGAAGCGGGAGTACGACTCTTTTATCTCTTTCGATCGGCTTTCCTCGTAGCTTTGTGATGCCTTGTTGGTCGAGGAAAGCTTGGCAAGGAGTGTTCCCAAGTAGGACGACATATTTAGGATCCTTCTTTTCGAGCCGTTGCATGAATGCCGACTTGGCATTCTTAATCATGGTCTTGGTTACATTCTTGCCTTCGGCCGGTGCATTCTCCAGAACGTTTGTCCACCGAAAGTCTGACTCTTCGAAGCCACACTTAAGCATGGCCTCCATGAGTATCTTCTTGGCGCGGGGATTGATCTCGTCGTGTTCGCCTACGACAGTGATTTGCTTTCGGCTCACGGTAGTTCTATGACCTCATGCGAGAAATACTCAACAATATAGCCCGCTGGGGTGATAATGTAAACGCCTATATTCTTGTCCTGGAGTTTTTCGAGATGGCCATTGACTCGATAGAGTTTCTCGAAGAACACCCGATCGATCAGGCCACAGGAGATGATCCGGTCGACGCACTCCTCGCAAGGACTGTCAGTGCAGTAGAGGTCGAACGCACTTTTCTTGGGGTGGTTCGGCTTGAATACCTCGAGCAATGCATCGATGGCATTAGCCTCAGCGTGTAACGTCCCGCAGTTGCCCGGCACAATACCAGGACAGTGATTGCCGGCGCAGTGAGGTAGACCGGCCGCTGCTCCATTCCAGCCGATACTGACAGGCACCTTGCGATTGCGCGTTATGATAGCGCCGACGTTCAAACGATGACAGGTGGAGCGTTTAGCCGCCACCTTCGTCATCTCCATGAACATAACTTCTCGCGATATCCTACCCATCACTGCTTCCCGAACAGCATTATGAAGTCATTGCGGAAAATATGAAGACTGCCGATCTGCATAAGAAATTTCCCGGGTCGAATGTCGTCCCACCGCGCGTCGAGAGAACGGAGTCGATCAAGGACCCAGAGAAGTAGCCGGGCGGTAAGGTACAGGTCATCACGGAAATGCCGCACGAAGTCGCAACTTCGGATATGGTAATTGATGTCAAGTCTTCCGTCGCGCATAAGAAAGTGGTATCCAATAGTACACGGCGCACGCTTCGAACCACCCCCCGTATCCTCGGGAAACCATACCGGAAGATAGGCCTGACGGGTAAGGGGATCCGCGGATAGTAGGGATACCACGTCATTGAGGTCACCGTACTCATAGAGGATGCCCTTGTGAGGGGTGTCGGTATCCAGGTCTGTGAGTCTGATCCCATAATCATCGGCGGTCCCAGTGGGTTCGGTAACGTGCCCGGCATACTTCGGCCAATATCGTTCCATATAGTTATGATTGAATTTGCCTCGTTCATCCAAGAACGTAGCGGCACTTTTTCCGTACGGCCAGTTCTGCCACTCTTTTCCGGGATTGATCGGGAACCCACAGACTCTCTCCTCGAAATGGTCGTCAGCCCAAGGCAGGTTGGGTTTGATATCGTCCTGCAGCGTACCAAGCGTTCCGCCGATTGCTGTGCTGGGAACCATCATCTCATCCATACTCACCCCGAAAGAGACGTGAGCGACTTCGTGCGTAGCCATCTCGGGACGAGCACTGATATCGGATCCTTGCCACTTGTCAGTGTGTACGATCTTGCTTCGATATTGAAGCAGATGCGAGGCCTGCGTAATGGCCTGATTGAAAGTGTCGAACAATACGGGCTTCATTCTTCGTCCTCCTCGGGTTCTTGATAATCGTTGCGATGACCGGGGTGGTTATCGCGAAGGTATTTGGTCAATTTCTTTCGAAGCCTTCCTTTGATGCGGTTGTCGGCGTCCATCTTCACTCGAAGCGCCTGTGCGAACTTGGCGATCCCGCGGTAGTGTTCTTCGCATAGGTATCTTGCCGTCCACTTAATTATCCACTCGTAGAAATACTTATCCCTTACCTTGATCGCCTCAAGCTCAGCGATAGGGTCAGCCATGTGAGGGATGGCGGTAACAAAATACTGAGGATGCACAGTGATGTTGGCAAAGTGGCAGGTAAGCCCCAGAAAATCCATACCAGAAAAATCAAAGTCCCTGAGCAAGACATCCCGAATAAAAACCAAGTCAGCAGGAAACTTCTTAAGAAGTTCCGTTGTTCGGTAGAATACGTCAATGAAGTACGCACCGTTCTTTCCTCCTTTGACCTGAGTGATTACCACCGACTGCAAGCAAGGCCCCATTACTGAGGCCCGCTTCGACTTCTTGATAGCATCATTCTTGACGAAGTGGTTGTAGCAGGTGAAGCCCACAGATCCGTAGGACGTCTTTGACCTACGAAGTTTCCAGAGTGTCAACGCGGCTTCGATGCTTTCCTCATGGACATAAAGTCTTTTGAGGTGAGACATCTTTGCGCCAGTATAACCGGCATCCTCAAGGATGAGTGGATCTTTATGATCCCATAGGTCATCAAATCGTATGGATTTCCCCCGAATAATTTTGCGACAACCTGAATAGAAGTCAGCCTTACGACGTGACAACTTCAAGACCTCTTTGATCCACTCATCCTTCATGTTATGCGTTTAATCCATCACCGATATAACCGGTATCAATGATCTTACCCGAGTTGTCGGCCAGGTGCTGCGTAGCCTCGGGATGAAAGATCTCATCGAAGATCGCGTTATCTTGAACGAGGTCGCGATGATCCGGTGCTTGCCAACCGGCGGGCTTCCGAATGTCATACTTGACTTCACGGCCGCTATCCTGTGCGCCTGAGTCGTCAACAGCTCGAACCTTCGCCATGTTAGCCGTGACGACCCGTCGCCAAGCCTCGTAGAAAGCTCTACGACCGAACTGCAAATCCGCGGTGCCCAGTATCACCCAGGCAGCATCGGCAAGAGCATCGAGTTGAAGCTCGAGGATATTGATGATATCTCGACGATCCTTGCGCTCAATGGCGTCGAGCAATTTCGGGTACTCATCCCGGTATTCGCCGGTCTCCTCGTCGTGGAACTTGACGCGGAAATCATGGAGGTCGGCCGGTAACATGCGGGGCTTACCAAGATATTCCTGACCGAACTTGGCATGGAATGCCGAGACATCGCCGATGAAGTCCGGGAAGTCATGATCCCGAATGTGGAGGCCTCGAGTCACGGCTTCGGCCTGTGCCTTGAGAACAGTCTTGATCCAGCTCGTTTCTCCGATGGTCAATCGGCTATTCTGGAGCGGCCCCGCACTGACGAGCATATAACGAACGTCGCCGGCGTCCCCGTGTTGGAAATTAAAGGCAGCAACGACTTCATCATCCTTGTCGGTCAAGGTAACCGAGGAGTTTTCGATACCTTGTGGCGTGAAGCGTTGACCCCATCGCTCAAGACTGGTCCAGAACATCATGCCTTCATCGTTTCGGTAAGCAACACCGGGTACCCATTCTCCGTCGAACTCACTCTTGCCAAGCTGTTCGCCGATGTAGTGATAGAAGCCGCCATCCACATGGCGATGCGTCGGTAGAAACGTCATCGATCTTTCCTTATGCTTGAGTGTATTGTTGATAGAAGTAGACGGTCGCGATTAGCTGATCCATGTCGTCGCCGATACGATAGCAGAAGTGGGCATACTGTGCAGCCCACAGGCGATACTCCTGCAACAGGTTGTTATACTTCTCGTTGACCATCTTCATGTGGTCAGCGGTATCATGATCTTTCTCGACATGACCGTCGAGACCTCGTTGCTGCGCATCGCAGTAGATCAGGATGGGTTTGGCCTCATAGAAGATCATCTGACGACCAGGTGTAATAGGATCACCCTCGAGACGAAACTTACCATATATCGCATTCGATACCACAGGATGCCTGACGAAGATCGTTCGTTCCATGTTTGCGTACCCGTCCACGCGAGCATTTATTTCGTCGTCCGACCGCGGTGGCCCTTCACTTTCTTGCACACGCATGGTCATATACTCGCCGAACGCTCGGGCCAGCGTCGACTTGCCGGAGTTGTCCATACCTTCAATTACAATCATCGTAGAGTGCCCCTGTTTTACGATTGGCGTTGACCGTTAAATGTTTTGACAATATAATCCGGGACTCACGCCGCTGTCAACCGGGGTAAAAATGGGCAGTCTCAAAGATTTCTATAGCGTTAAAGCAGCGGCGGAGATAATAGGCATAGAGTATATGGCCTTGCATCAACGCATTCATCGAGGAACGGTGGAAGTGGAACGACCGGGAGATAATATCGTTCTCATCAAAAGAGAGGAAGTACATAGGCTCAAAGAAATCGAACGTCTCAAGAAGGAGACGTCCGAGTGAGCGTCATTACACAGATCTGGAAAAATCAACCAGGCAAGTTCTTCTGCATCTCAACAAAATCCGCGGGGGCTAAATGGAAAGATAATTTCTTTTCTCCCGAGGAGTTCGGTGAGATCAAGGCTTTCCTCAAGGATAATAGCGACAAGGACATATACTTCTGCCCGCACGGATTTAATCGCCGGTCTCGGTCAAAGACTGAAGCGGTAATACCCAACCTACTGTGGGCTGACCTCGACTTCTCCGATCCCCGGGACAGGCGATTGTTCAAAGGACTCAAGCCAACCTACGCTTTCGAGTCATCGCCGGGCAGGTTCGTCGGCCTGTGGGAATTAAAGGAACCGATGACCGAGTCGTTAAACCGTCGACTCACCTATCACCTTGAGGCTGACCATGGGGGGTGGGACCTCACACAGGTCCTTCGCTTTCCCGGTACCCGAAACTTCAAATATAAAACTCAACCTGTTGTCCGAGTCCTGTGGGATGACGGGGCTAAGTACTCGATCAAACGTATCGAAGCAATCGTTCCTCAAGAGGATGAGGATGACACCGAGGGGGGTGAAGATCTCTCACCCTCCGAAGTATTCGAAGAGTACCAGGGAAAGATGCCGCGTTGGCTTCGTCGTGAACTCATGGCGAAGAAAACTCACGGTCGTGCTGATCGCAGCGAGATGCTTTGGAAGCTTGAGAATGCCTGCATCGAATGCGGCATGTCGCTTGACGAGGCTTTTGCTGTCATCAAGAACAGCGTATGGAATAAGTTCGCGGGTCGTCGCAATGAAGACACGCAGCTCCGCCGGGAGCTTAACAAGATCGTACAAGAAAACTTCAAGCAGAAACCTAAAGGCGCCAACAAACGCCATATGAAATCCGATGAAGAAGAGTCTCGTGAAGAGAAGACTCAAAACAATTTCATCAAATTCGAGTCGATGGACGACGTCCAACAAGAAAAGCTAGACTTCCTGTGGAAACCATACCTTGCACGGGGTGAGGTGTCAATCCTCGAAGGTGATCCGGGATTAGGTAAATCTTATCTTGCACAGATGGTTGCCGGTAGCATTGCGACGGGTCGTAGGATCCCGTCCCCTTATAAGGGTCAACCGAGGGTGACAGGCCCTATCGTTTACTTCGACATGGAGAACTCCGCCGGTACTGTAACAAAGCCCCGGCTCAGTCAAAACGGGTTCACTGACTTTGCTGGTCGTTACAACGTCGTGCAGCAACCTTTCAGCATCGATGATGATGAAGCATTGGATTATATCTATGAAGAGCTTGAAGCTATCCAGCCGAGCCTTGTTGTCTTCGACACACTTAACACATACATCGGACGGGCAGATACTCATAAGGCTTCCGAGGTTGCCCAAGCCTTCGGCATGTTCATGCAGATCGCCAAAGACATGAAGGGTTTCCAAAAGCGCGGCGTGGAATCTTCGGTCGATCTCGTGCCGATCCATCCCGGACTCGCCAAGTGGATGCGGGAAAAGGGCATCTGGGACTCCAAGTGGGATTCCAAGATCGCCAAGAACTAGCGGCCGTGACAAACACCCAGGGAAGGGCGGGCGGCTTCAGTCGCCCTCTATTTGAATTCATCCAGACGAGCCCGCAATGAAAGAGAATTCGGCCACTCGGCCGCGCTTTGTCGTCGAGTGCGTCTACTACACCGTCGCCATCTTCTTCTTTCTGTACCTG